GTCCGCGTGAGCAATGGCCAGATGAACGACACGGCCAAGATCATGCGGGCGCAAGCCGAGCAGGCTAAAGCTGCGGCGCAGGCCAATGCCACCCTTGGCGCCTCGACCAGTCAACTGACTCTGGGCCAAGTGGGGCTAATCGACCGTTTCCGCGAGCAGGCCGCCACAGTAGGCATGAGCCGTTCGCAGTTGATGGCCTACCAAGCCGCGCAATTGGGCGTGACCGAGCAGACCAAGGATGCGATTGCTGCAGTCAAGGCGCACGAAGACGCGCTCAAAGCCGCGACCAAGGCCAAGGAAGACGAGCGCAACGCGACCAATATGCTGGGCGACGCGCTCAAGCTGCTGGCAGCCGGCTATGCAGCCCTGAAAATCGGCGAGTACATCAAAGATTCCGCGATGATGGCAGCGCGCTATGAAACGCTCGGCATCGTCATGGGCGTGGTCGGGAAAACCGCCGGCTATACGCAGGTTCAGATGGACGCCGCTGCCGACAGCATCGCACGCCAGGGCATCACCATGCTTGAGTCGCGCAATTCTGCCGTCAAACTGGTGCAGGCGCACGTTGACCTGTCCAACGCGTCGAAACTCGCCCGCATCGCACAAGACGCCGCCGTGATCGGCAACATCAACTCGTCCGAGGCATTCGAGCGCCTCGTCAACGGCATCTCGCGCGGCAACGTGCTGATTCTGCGGAACATCGGTATCAACGTCAACCTGCAAGCCGCTTACAGCCAGATGGCCGATTCGCTGGGCAAGACGACCAAGGAACTGACCGAGAACGAGCGGGTACAGGCACGCCTGAACGCAGTCATCGAGCGCGGGTCCGACATCGCCGGCACCTATGAGGCGGCAATGGGAACCGCAGGAAAGCAGATCCTGTCGATGCAGCGGTACGTGGACGACCTGAAGACCAAGTTCGGCGAGACCTTCAATGAAGTGCTTACGGTGGGCGTCATGGCGCTCACGTCCGGGCTCAAGGACGCCAACGGCGAAGTGTCCGAACTGGCAAAGAATAACCAGTTGGCCGAATGGGGGCATGAGCTGACGGGCGTCTTTATCTGGCTCGCAAACGCTGTCGGCAACGTCTATACCGCCATGGAGAAGATCGGGACGTTCGCGGGCCACCAGTCGGCAAAGCAGGCGATCGACACCGACTACCGCGCCAAGATTAAGTTGGACAACAAGGACCGCGGCTTCTTCGACATGGGGAAAAGCCCGAACGCCGACCGCATCGCCGCCGAACGCGATGCGGCATTGGCCGCTGAGGATGCGCGATACGAACAAGAGCAGGCCGCACTGAGCGGGAATTTCAACAAGATGAACAAGGCGTATGCCGAGTTCTCGGCCGCGCGCATTGCCAAGCAAAAGGCCGACGCCGATGCTCGCCTGAAGGTCGATCAGGACTATGCCACCCGCGCGGTCGCCCTGATGGTCGCCAATGCCGACAAGAGCGTCGAAGTCCAGCGTGCAGCACAGGCCAAGCTTGTCAAAGAGGTGTACCAAGGCACGCCGCAATTCCGCGATACCGAGGGGCGCGAGGCCAAGCCGAAGATTGACAAGGCCGACAACACGGTGCTGCAAGACCATCTTGCGCAGATCGAGAAGGAATCGGCGGCAGAAACGCGCTACACCGAGTACCTAATGAAGCTGGACGACATGCGCCACAAGGCCGGCGAAATGGGTGATGCGGAGTATTACGCAAACCGCAAAGACCATTTGGCGAACATCGCCGATGTCGAAAGCCAGATGTACGACAAGGAACTGGCAGCACTGCGCGCGCACCACAACTCGACCAAAGAAGAAGAAGCCAAGACCGCGAAGGCGATCAACGACATTATCGGCAAGCAGGCAGCTGCACGCGAGAAGACGCAGTACGAGAACGGCATCAGCGACGAGGAATCGCGCCTGCGTGATCGCGCCGCCGTATTGGCTTCGGATGATGCAATCAACAAATACACGTCCGACTTGCAGCGACAATTGACCGCTATTGAGATTGCTACCGGCAAGCGCAAGACCTCCAAGGCGGCAGTTGAAGCGGAAACCGTCGCCATCTACGAGCAGGCCGTGGCCAACATGAAATTGCAGGCGTCGGCACCGATCACAGAGCAGCACACGGAAGCCGACCGCTCGGCAGCAGTCGCGATGCTGGCCGACTTGGAAAAGGAACTCGGCTTGCATCAGCAGATTCGCGCTGCGCTGGTCGAGCAGGAGGCGGTTATCGCACAGCAGAGGGCCGCCGACCAAGCTATCGCCGACTGGCAGCGCGCCGGCTCCAGCATCGCCGACAGCCTGAGCAACGCATTTGGCACTGGCGGCAAGGCCATCGGGCAGATTTTCAAGGCGTATTCCGAGGGTATGGCTGGGCAACTCAAGGCCCAGAAGGATCTTGCCGCAGCCAAGAAGCTGGCCGACGACAACCCGGAGAAGATCGAATCCATCCAGCGCGCGCAGTTGGCCGGTGCGCAGGCGCAGGTGAAATCCTATGGCGACATGGCCGATGCTGCGCAGGGATTCTTCGAGAAGGGCTCGCGCGGCTATGAGGCGATGGCATCCGCATCGAAAGTGATGCACGCCGCCGAAGTGGCGCTGAGTGTTGTCAAGGGCGTCAATGCGGTGCTGACGCAGGGCGAGGGCGACCCATACACGGCGTTCGCGCGCATGGCCGCGATGACCGCGCTTGTCGCGGGGCTGGGCGTGGCCCTGTCCGGCGGCGGGGGCGGGGTATCTGCTGCTGATCGCCAGAAGGCTCAAGGCACAGGCTCGGTGCTGGGCGACCCGTCCGCAAAATCGAATTCGATTGCCCGTTCCGTCGAACTGGCGGCGGCAAATTCCTCCACGCAGATCAACTACCTCTCGGGGATGCTGAATGCCCTGCATAACATCGAAAGCGGGATCGGTAGCTTCGCCAGTGTGCTCGTGCGCACTACTGGCGTTACTGGTGCCACTGCCCCTGATTACAAGTCGTTCAGCGGCAAGGGCGTTGCGCTGGCCGGGGCTGTCGATTGGGGTGTTGGCGGTGCGATGCTTGGCTCGATGCTGTTGCCGGGAATCGGGACGCTCGTAGGCGGGATTCTTGGTGCTGTTCTCGGGCATGGTTTTGTCGGCAAGGCGCTCAGCTCCATTTTCGGCGGCTCGCAGTCGGTGACTGACTCCGGCTTTACGCTGGGCCGCTCGTCGCTCGGCTCGATCATGTCGAACGGTGCGCAGGGAACGCAGTACACCGACATCAAGACCGATGGCGGCTGGTTCCATGGCGACAGCCACGATACCCAAACGACAGGGCTTGGCACCGACGCCAACGCCCAACTCACGACCGTCATCAAGAGCGAGGCCGAGGGCATCACCGAAGCCGCTAAGTTGCTGGGCGTGTGCGGCGACGACTTCAACAAGCGCCTGAATGGCTTCGTGGTGGACATCGGCAAAATCAGCCTCAAGGGCCTGACCGGCGATGAAATCCAGAAGCAGCTTGAGGCAGCATTCTCCAAGCTGGGCGACGACATGGCGAGGTTCGCCGTTGGCGGGCTAGACAAGTTCGCAAAGGTGGGTGAGGGCTATCTTGAAACCCTTACTCGGGTCGCGACTGATTACGCGAGCGTCGGGGCGATCTTTGATTCTATGGGCAAGTCGCTGGATGTGGCAAACAAGCCTACAGCGGCTTTTAGCGGCTTCATCGGCGGCGTAATGGGCAAGATGGTTGACGGTTTCGTGAACCATATGAAAGAGTCGCTGCCGACCGTTTCCGCAATGAGCATCGAGGCGCGAGAACGCCTGGTTGACCTCGCTGGCGGCATCGACAAGATGGCCTCGCAGGCAAACGGCTTCGCGCAGAACTTCTTGACTAAGGCCGAGCAGCTTGCCCCGGTCACGAAATACGTCAACGACCAGATGGCCGCGCTTGGCTTTACGGGCATCACGACCCGCGACCAATTCAAGGCGCTGGTGATCGGGCTGGACGCATCGACGCAGAAGGGCGCGGAGCAGTACACCGCCCTGATGGCCTTGCAGGATGCATTCGCCAAGACCCACGCGGCGACGGTCGACCTGTCCAAGTCCGAGCAGGAAATTGCCGACGAGCGCAAGGGGCTGCAAGACCAGCTCGACCAACTGACCCTGACTCAGGTTCAGCTACTCGCCAAGCAGCGCAACGCGCTGGATGCCGCGAACCGGCCTCTGTTCGATATGGTGCAGGCAGCGCAAAAGCTGGCCGGCACGTCCTCGGACATGGCGAAGTTCCGCGATGCGGCCAAGTCGCTGCATGACGGGCTCGCGACTGGAAGTCTGTCTACCCTGACGCCCGAACAGCAATACGCCGAGCTGCGCCGCCAGTACGAGCAAACCAAGGCTGCGGCGCTCGGTGGCGACACGACCGCGCAGGGCAATGTGGCATCTGCCCTGACGGCGTTCCTGACTTTCTCGCAGAAGATCAATGGAGCCGATTCGCAATATGCCTCCGACTTCGCCATGGGGCAGAGCGATTCGGCGGCGATGGCGCAATGGGCGTCCGGTCAGGTCGATGCGGCACAAGCGCAATTGGCCGCGATGAATACGGCAAATGCGACCTTGACCGCGATTTCGCAGGGCATCGACCAGTTGAACAATGCGCCGATCAACGCGGCCAACTATGGGACTTCGGACAACCTGGCAGTGCTGGTGGCCGAAGTGAAGTCGCTCAACGCCAAGATCGACGCGCAAAACAAGACCATCGACGGGTTGCGCGCCGACGCCAACAAGAACGCAGGGAACGGCATCGTCGGCCATGCACAGTCGCAGCAGGACGCGGCTGACACCATCGTTGACGGCCTTGGTGGCCTGATCACCCGCGTGGTAAATAAAGCTAAGCAGGCGGCGCTCGAATGACAATCTCCGATGCTCAATTCGCCGCGTGGCTGGACAACCCGACCGCGCAGCGCGTGACGCTGTATCAGATCGGCTGCATCAGCGGTGGCTCGCAGGTCACGCGCCGGCTGTCGAACCGGGATTACACCGGCTCGGCCGCCACGCCCTATCTCGCCATCATCGCGCAGGATCTGGAAATCTCGCAGTCGATTTCGATTGATGGTGCCCCGAGGCTTTCGACGGGTGAAGTCCATATCCACAATCCGAGCGGCGAGTTTGACTCGTGGCGCAACGACATTTGGGCGAACCAAACGGCAACCGTGCTCATTGGCGATGCGACTTGGGCCGAGTCGGACTTTCGCCCGCAAGCGGTTTGCACGATAGCCGACCTCAAGGAAACCGGCGATCGAAAGCTGCTCGCGCTTGAGTTCCGTGACGCCCTGCAAAGGCTGAACACGCCAGTATCCGAAGCGAAGATGAGCAACGGCGTGCTGTACCCGGTCACGCTCGGGGAAGTGCCGAACATGACGCCGAAGTTCGACGCGACAAGCGGCAAATGGTACTACCACGTTAGCGCAGCCGAAATGTTGATCGAGCCGCGCACGGATGGCAAGAAGCGCAGCGTCGATGTCACCGACGACGCAGCAAATGGGCGCTTTACCTTCAATGATGCGGTCGGCCCCGGCGTGCTTACTTGCAGCGTACAGGGCGACAAAACAGGCGGTGTCTACCGCAACACGATTGCCCAGCTTGTCCAACTGCTCGCCACGAGCTACGGCAAGGCATCCACGCGCATGACGACAGCGGATATGGACACGGCGAACCTGGCCGCTTTCGACTCCGCAAACCCGCAGCCGGTGGGGCTGGCGATCCTTGACCGAACGAACGTCATTGACGCCTGCGCGAAGCTCGCCGCGAGCAAGGGCGCGCAGGTCGTCCCCTCGCTGCTCGGCAAGCTGCAACTGATCCAGTACGCGATTCCCACCAGTGCCACGCTCAATATCCCGCGTTCGATGCAGGTACAGAAAAGCCTGACGCCGGTTGATCGGTCGAAGGTGCAAGCTGCGGTACAAATCGGGTTCTGCCGCAACTACACGCCGGAAGCGAACCTTCAAACGTCCCTGCCGGATGCGCACAAACAGATGTTCGCGCAGGAGTGGCAGACCTACACCACGCCAGTGGACACGGCGACGCAGGTGGCTTACAGCCTGTATGCGGACCCTGTGATGAAAGAAACGTGCCTTTTGACTCTTGCGGATGCGCAGACGGAGGCGAATCGCCTGCTCGCGATTCAGAAGGTTCCGCACACGCCTTACCGCGTCGAGCTGCTACCCGCCGGCTTGTTGGTGAAGCTTGGCGAAGCGCGCAACCTGTTTAGCGACCGCTTCGGCCTTGCATCCGGCGTTCCCGGCCTCGTCACCAGCCTAACCAAGAATTTCGGCACCTACCGCACCATCGCGGAAATCACGATTTAAGCCGCAAGGGATTCCATGAGCAATCTTCGCATCATCGCTGATAACGCGGCGAATCGGGCGACGCTGTCCGCTTCCAGCACTTCCGGCGCGCTGGTCGTGACCAATCTCCAGACCGACCGGAAATCGGACGTGTACCGAGCAACGGGGACGACCGTGCGGATTTCCGCGACTTGGGCGACTCCCGAGCTTATCCAGGGGATTGCCATGCTTGGCAATTTCTCCCCGACCGCTACGCAGCGCGTTCACCTGACGAACGAGGCTCAGGCGACAAACCTGATCAAGTATTCCGACGACTTCACGAATGCCGTCTGGACGAAAACTAACCTCGCAGCGCTTTCGACCGGTGTGGCGGGGCCGGACGGCACCAATTCGGCCACGACCCTGACCGCATCGGCGGCGAACGGGGAAATCTATCAGACCGCCGCCAATGTCGGATCAGCCGCCGCCTCGATCTGGATTCGCCGCCGCACCGGAAGCGGGGCGGTTTCGATTCGCAACACGGCAAACACCGCATGGACTACACTCCCCCTTACCGGAAGCTGGGCGCGGTTCGCCAACGATGGCGGCACCAACGCCAGCACGGCGCGGCTCGACATTCTGATTGCCACTTCCGGCGACGCCATCGACATCGCCTTCGGGCAGGTTGAGGCGGGCAGCACGGCAAGTTCCTACTACCCGACCACCAGCGCCGCCGCAACGCGCCCGCTTGGCTACATCGACTCGTGGCAGAGCTACACCTACGACAGCGGCACTGTGCTTGCATGCCCGGCTCAAGCCCTTTCCCTGACCGGCTGGACTGCGGCGCAGGCGGCAAGCGCGTATGCCTACGGAGGCGGGGCGTTCCTGCGCCATTGGCTAACGTCTGCCGTCTCAGCGGTCGGGATGGCAATCGACATCACGGACGCGAGCAACCTGCAAGGCTACATCGAGGCGGCGCGGCTGATTTGCGGCGCTTACTGGTCGCCGACCTACAACGCCACGAATGCATCCGATACCGATGTGGATTCGACCAAGATCGACTATACCGATGCGGGCGACCAATGGTCTGACGCTGGCCCGATCCGCAAGCGCGTTCCAATCGAACTGGAGTTCATGCCGCCGGGCGATAGAACCACGCTCAAGAACATCCTGCGCGGCAGCCGTGCATACCCGATCTTCCTCAGCGTGTTCCCCGGCGTTTCCGACTTGGAGCTGGAGCGAGATCATACCGTCTACGGGCGGCGCCTGGGAGATTCGGAAGTCGCGGTTCAGGCGGCGATCTACTACGGCACCAAAATTGAAGTGGAAAGCGTCTGATGGCCACCGTCGTCAACTTCATTGACACCACGCTGCAGGCAGCGCCATCGCGCACGACCGTCTTCCCTGCGGATGTTGGCGGATACCTGACACGTGGCGCCGTGACGCTTGCGGCTGCCGCAGACGGCACGGTAGCCAGCTTCGCACTAGCGGCTGGTACGTTCGCCGTGACCGACGATGGAGCCGACAAGACCGGTGACGCCGCCGTTACTTATTCGGTGGCCTCGCAAACCGGCTGCACGGTGTCAATCACGGCGGCGGGCGCTTACTCCGTATCGGCCATGAGCGCAGACACGGCCAGCGCTACCTTGCGGGCCGTGTACGGCGGCGCTACGGTTGATCGTCTGCTGTCGCTGTCGAAGGCGAGGGCTGGCGGAACTGGCGGTACGGGCAGCACCGGCCCGCGCGGCAACGTGCAAATCTCGGCTACCACCACCGGCTCGGCATGGTCAGACACGGAAGCGGTAGCGGCGATTTCGGCGCAGGGGTTCGGGACCCCGCGCGCCTACGACACAGTCACGCTGGTCAACAACAGTTCTGGCTTCGTCGCCACCAAGCTTTACGACGGCAGCGCCTGGACAACACTCGCCGCCTTCATAAACGGAAACATGCTGGTGAATGGCACCGTCTACATTCACTCCGCAAGTGGCGATGTGGTGATCGGGCCAAGCACGCCGCTCAACCCAGCCTTTGCAGCACCGGGTACGCTCAATAGCGACCTGACAGCAAGCATCACAGCAGCCCAATCCGCAGCCGATGCAGCCAATGCAGCCATTACCGCGATCTCCAGCGACAACGTGCTGTCGAAGGGGGAAAAGCCACAAGTCATCCTTGACTGGAATGCGATTGACGGGGAAAAGACCGGCCTTGACGCGCAGGCTAGTGCGCTCGGCGTGAGTGCCACGGCTTACGACAACGCATATACGGCTCTCGCTAACTATCTGGTGGGGCTAGGCCCAAGCCTAGAATGGGCCAACACTGCTGTGGACACGGTGATCGTCGGTTCGACGTTCCGCAGCAAGTTCACCGACTACTACGCCGCCA